CGCCCGGCTGGCTCGCCGGCCCGTACTTCTGGCTGCACCTACGGCTGACCGGCACGCGCTGCCTTGCAAGCGGCTGCGGCCGGCTGCTGCTGCTGCACACGCCGCGCCAGCTCCGCGGCTGCTACGACACGCCGCTGGGCATCGGCATCACGTTGCGCGGCTGGCTGCTCGCCAAGGGCATGGACGCGGCGGTGCTCGACGCCTGGTGCGAAGCCTACGGCCTCGACCCGGGCGCCGTGGTGGAGCCCGTCTCGCCTGCCAACGTCGCCTGACCGGCCGGGTGGCTGCGGTGCAAGGGGAAGACGCAGCCACCACCGACCAGGGGAGCGCCCGGAGCGGGGACCGGGCGCTCCCCGCCAAGGAGGAGCCAACTGTCCACCAGACCGTGCCAGCACCGAGACGAGCAGCTTGCCGCGACGGCGACGTGTGGCGCGCGCTGCGCCGTGTTCCCGGCGTGCCTACCACCACCGACGCCAGCGCTGGCGGGCCGGGTCGTCGCGTGGCGGGCGGCCGAGGCTCGGGCCGCTGCGGGGGCCGTTGCGGTCGGTGACGCGCTGGAGGAGCTCCACGCCGCCATCACAGAAGGACTCGACCGGAAGGAGGAAGCATGGGAGCAGTAGAGACGGCGTTCGCGGTCGTGGTCACGGTACTGGCCGCCGTGTGCGTGATCCTGGCCCTGGTCGTGGCCGCCTACTGGCTGGTGGTGCAGGTTCACCGGCTGCGGGCGCAGCTCCGCCTACCACCGGATGCCTGGTGGCAGCGGCGCGGTGTTCGCGTCCTGGAACGGCGGCCGTGAGGACCGGGATCAGCCTGCTGGCCGGTTGGCTGCTGGCCGCGGTGCTGCTGCTGGCCCACGACGGGCGCCTACCCGAGTATCTGGCGGGCGCGGCGTCCGGGTCGGTGGTGGTGCTGGGGGTCGTGGCGCTGGTGCGCCAGCAGCTCGCGCCGTCCCACTACAACCGGCCGCCGCTGCCGGAGCCGTACCGGCTGGCCGACGACCTCGCCCGGCCGCTGGCCGAGGTGGTCGCCGCCGCCGAGGCCGCGGCCGAGCGGTAGCCCGCCGCCCGGTCCTACCCGACCCGCCCCAGCGCCAGCAGCCGGCCCCGCCACCGCTGCCGCGCCTCGTCCGCCGGCATCCCGGCATGGTCGGCGCTCGTCCACAACCCCGGACGCCAGCCCCGGTCGTGGGCGGCCCGGACCCGCAGGGGACCGGGCAGCCGGCGCACCGCCGGCAAGTCGTTCACGGCGTCCTGCCACCCGAGGAACATCACGCCGACCTCGGTCGGGCACCCACCCTGGAACAGCAGCAGCGCGTCCAGGGCGCCCGTCTCCCGCAGCAGCAGCGCGGCGGCGTGCACCGCGTCGAACCGTTCGCCGAGCCGCACCAGCCGCCCCCACTCCAGCTCACGCCCAGCCCGCATCGCGGCGCTGGACGCCTCCGCGGTGTTGGTCGCCGCCATCACCTGGCGCCCCATGGCCGGCACGGCCGCGATCTCGGCGACGACCTCACGGCAGACGCCCTGCAGCGCGGCGTACAGGCCGGTGGCCTGCCCCATGGCGGTCGCGGTCGCGTTGGCCCGCAGCCGGTCGAGGGCGGTCATCATGCCAATCATCGCGGCGCTGTTGTCGTCCAGCCACGGGGCGAGCTCGCCGACGACCTGGCCGTAGGCGGCGGCGTCGAGTGGGCCGTCCCCTAGCAGCGCCTCGGTTGCCGCGGCCAGCCGCTCACGCGCCGCCTGCTTCGCCTGCCGTGCCGCCTCGCCGACCTGCTCGGCCCGCGCCAGCAGCCGCTTGGGCGCCTCCAGTGCGTCGGGCAGACCGGCCAGCTCCAGCGCCGCCTCCAACGCCCGGATCGCCGTCTCCCCGTCGCCACGATCCCACCGCGAAGGACTCACCGCCGGGTGGGCCATGATGTCGATGTATTCGCGCTTGTCCACCATGGCGCCTACTTGTGGACGTTGGACGCCGGGGTGTCGCCCCCCGCCGCGGGGTTCGGCGGCTGCCCACCGGTCGGGATGACCTGGGTGGGCGCGCTCGAGGACGGGTGCGACCCCGACGGTGGCACTGGCGGCCCCGTGCTGTTGCTCGCGGGCGTGTCGTTGCTGGCCATGGTGCGCTCCCTCAAGTCGTGTAGGTGTGCTTGCTCATGTGCCGCTGCTGTGGCGGCTCGGCCTGGCTGCGCATCGCCCGCGCCCGGCGGGCCGCCGCCTGCCGAAGCTGGAGCTGGTACGCGGCGGGGTCGGTGCGCTTGACCTGGGCGGCGTAGCGCTCGCGGTTCACCCGGGCCTGCTCGCACGCGAGCTCGAACATGGCATCGGCAACGGTCATGGGCATGGGCGTACTCCCCTCCGAGTCGGTGGCGGGGCCGCCCGGCCGGGACTCGGGAACCAGCCGGGCGCCTCACCGCTACTTCGCCAAGCGTACTACGCGGGCCGTACCATCAGGACGTGGCAGAGCACTACCGAACTCGGACAGAGACGATGTTCGTTATTTAAGGGACAGAAATCGGCGTGCGCCCCCGCCACCATCGGCATACACACACATGAGTGACTGTCCGCCCCGGTGGGCGACCCCACGGACCAGGCGCCGCACGATGGCCCCGGAAGTGGCGAGAACCGCCCGAGACCTCGGCTACTGCCTGCTTCCCTGGCAGAAACGGGTGCTGTCGGTGGCACTGGAGCGGTCAGGCCGCCGCCCTGCCTATCGAGACTGCCTGGTGAGCGTCCCCCGGCAGTCTGGGAAGTCCAGCCTGGCCTTGAGCCTCATCATCTGGCGGCTGCTCGCCGATCCCGACCAGCTCGTGCTGTACTCCGCCCAATCCCGGGTCGCGGCCCGCCGCAAGCTGCTGCATACCTGGTGGCCGAGGCTGCGCCGAAGCCCCTTGGCGGGCCGGTTCAAGCTGTTCCGAGGCTTCGGCAACGAGGCGCTGCTGTGCGACAACGGGAGCCGCCTGGAGCTGCTGAGCGCGACCGAGAGCGCCGGCCACGGCGAGACCACCGACCTGGTGGTGGTGGACGAAGCGTGGATTCACCAGGACGCCGCCGTCGAGCAGAGCGTCAGGCCCACCATGGCCACCTCCGCCGACGCCCAATTGTGGGCGATGTCGACGGCCGGCACCCCCAAGTCGGTGTGGTGGCGGGGGAAGCTGGACGCCGCCAGGACCTCCGCGGAGCTGGGTGTCACCAGCGGGGTGGCGCTGCTGGAGTGGGCCGCCAGCCCCGAGGACGACCCCACCGACGAGGCCGTCTGGTGGGCGACCATGCCCGCCCTCGGCCGCCTGATCGACCCTGCGACCGTGCGCCAGGACCTCGCCAGCATGGGCGCCGTCGAGTTCAAGCGCGGCTTCCTGAACCTCTGGAGCGACGAAGCCGCCGACGGGTGGGCCGTCATCCAACGTGAGCTGTGGGAGGCATCGCGCTTGTGAGCACACCGGGCGCCTACGCCGGCCCCCACCAGGCCATCAGGCGGGCCCTACTGCCCGACGCCTACGGGCGCCCCTGCCCCCGTTGTGGCCTGCCGATGCTGCCCGGCCAGGACCTCGACCTCGGCCATACCGACGACCGGGCCGCCTATCAGGGCATCGAGCATGCCCGCTGCAACCGCCAGGCGGGTGCCCGGCTCGGCAACGCCCGCCGCCGGGCCCGACGCGAAAGGATCGTTGCCATGGTCACCGACGTTGCCCTGGCGCTGGAGATCTCCCAGGACCGCCAGCATTGTGCGGTAGTCGCCGCCGGCCGTCTCCCCGACGACCTGGTGCTGCTCGACCTGGCCGCCTACCTCGAGGGGACCGACCCGACCGCGGTGGTGCTGGAGCTACGCCAGCAGCGCACGGTGCTGGCGGTGGTGGTCGACCCCCACTCCCACGCGGCCACGGCGATCCGCCCGTTGCAGGCCGCCGGCGTGGAGGTGATGCGGCCGGCGTCCACCGACGTGGCCGAGGCGCACGGGCTGTTCCTGGACACCCTGGCCGCCGGGCGCCTGCGCCACCGCGGCCAGGCCGAGCTGACCACCGCCATGCGGCACCTGGAACAGCGGCGGCTGGGCGGCGCCACCGCAGCCGAGCGGCGCGGCGCCCTGGTCGACGTGAGCCCCGCGGTCGCCGCCGAGCTGGCCCTGTGGGCGCTGCTGACCGCCCCCGCCGACTACTCGGTACTCGAATCTGTGTGGTGACCTACTCCCCCGGCGGCCGCCGCGGCGGCTTCCCGCTGCCGCTGCACCACGGTCGGACCCGACCTCGGCCCACGCTGGGCACGGCGGAGCGGCTGACGGGGATCGAGACGCGGTGGCGCTCCAGCACACCCTGATCGGTCAGCCGGCGGAGCTTCCCGCAGTGGTTGCAGACCGCCGTGTTCATGGCACACCCCCAGCGCCGTGCCGAGGCGGGCAGGGGGTGGGTGTGCGGTGTGCCACCCTAAGGGTGTGGCACACCGGCACACCCCCTAGGCCCCAGGTGTGCCTGGCGTGCCGGTTACAGGTTCGGCACACCCGGCACACCCCCTTCGGCGGACTCCAGGGCCCACCATCGCTTCGCCCTGCCGGGGTCGCCCTTGCCCTCGGCGAACCCGAGCTCGGCGAGCAGGTTGAGCTGCTTTCGCATGGTCGGCCACGTCAACGCCTTGCCGGTCTCGCGCTTCATGCGGTCGCCCAGCTCCTTGACGGTCTGCGGTGCGTCCTTGCCGCGGAGCGCGGCCAGGACCTTGACGGCCGCTGGCGGCAGGGTGGCGCCGTCCTCAGCGGCGGCCGAGTCGACGGCGGCCACGGTCAGGGTCATCCGGCCGTCGTCCACCTCCACCTTCACGTCGTGGTGGCGGCCGAGGTAGCCGCGACGGTCCTTGCTGACCGTCAGGCGGAGCTGGCCCGAGTGCTGGCGGTCGAACGGCCGCAGCACGTCGACCATCAGGGCCACGTCCACGAGTTGCAGCTTGGCACCCGATCCGCGCGCGTACCGGCCGCCCTTGGCGTCCTTGGCGACGTGATCGAGCACCAGCACGGCGGCGCCGTAGCTGCGCGCCACGTCCAGCAGCGCCGAGTAGAGCGGCTGGACCTCGGCGACGTGGTTCTCGTCCTTGCCGGCCTGCGCCAGCGCCACGCCGATGGAGTCGAACAGCACCAGCGGCGGCGGGTCGCCGCTCAGCAGCTCGTGGAGGCCGACCAGGTCGGCGGTGTCCCAGCGGGCGCCCGGGTAGTGGACGTAGGTGAGGTGGTCGAGCTGGTCGGGCTTGGCGCCCAACGCCAGCAGCTTCTCCGTCACCTGCTCCGGCCCGGCCTCCACGTCCACCACCAGGACGTGCTTGCCCTCCGCGAGCAGGTCGAGCGCCCACCAGTAGGCCAGGGTGGACTTGCCGGCCTCGGGCGGGCCCGCCAGCGAGTGCAGGCAGCCGCGGTACAGCAGCCGGTCAGACAACAGCTCCGGCGGGTCGACGCCCTTACGGGCCAGCGCCGCCAGGTCGACGGTCGGCAGCGTCCGGACCTCCGCCGGGTCGAGCACCACGCCGCCGCCGCGGGTGGTCTGACGTTCCCGCACGGCCTGCTGGGCGATCTCCCGGGCGGCGAGCAGGTAGCAGCCGGCGCACTGCGGGTAGGTGGTGCCGTCGGCGGTGACGGTCCGGTCAGTGGTGTAGTTCCCGCAGCCGACGCAGTACATCACGGCGCGGTCGCTGGTGCGCTGCTCGGCCTGGTCTGCCGAGGCGAACGGCCGGCTCACGCCGCCCACCGGCCTCGCGCGTCCAGCGCCCCGAAGGGGACGTTCAGCAGCGGCCGGGAGTAGTAGTGGCGCAGTGGCGCCAGGCGCTCCAGCTCGCGGCAGATCCGGTGGTGCCGGTCCTGCGCGGCGATCCGGGCCTTGGCCCGTGCCTGCCGTTCGGCGTTGGCGCCATCGGCTACACTCAGGCCGTCGGTGGTCCTGATTGGCGTCGGGGTCGCTGTGGTGTTGGGGCCGGGTTGGTCGCGGCGGACCGCCCGGCTCCCGCCGTTACGACGCTCGGGCACGCGCACCACCGCCTTCGCGCTGGTTCCTGGCGGCCAGGATCATGCTGGCGACCTGGAGCAGCGTGGCCTCGTCCTCGACCTTTCGGGGGACGCCGCTGGCTGCGGTAGATGCGGCGAGCCAGGCAGCCATGGCATCGGCCGCGCTCACCGGAACAGCTCCTCGGGCGGGAGACCGACAAGTTCGGCCACGACCTGGCGGAACCGCTCGGGGGCGGCCTTGCGGCCACAGAAGACGGCAGAGACGAACTTCTGGCTGGTGCCGAGTCGCTCGGCGATGGCCTTCTGGGGGATGCCGCGGCGGACCAGCTCGGCCTTGGCGTAGTTCTGCGGGCGGGGGGCCACTCGAACATCACCTCACTGGCCGCCTCCTTGCGAGAGGCAGCGAGCGAAGCGATTCGTGGCCGGGATTGCGCTCCGTCCCTATGGGCAGGTAGAAATTACAACCATGTCATCTGCGAGGCAAACCGACCGTCCCGGCAACGTCCGCGCGAGGCTGTACTGCGGCAAGTGCGGCTGCCACCTGCAGCGGTTCGAGGTGTGGCCCGAGATCGGCGATGCGCTCCCGAGGGTCGGGGGCCCATCGAACCCTTCCCGGCGAGTCCCGAGATCGGCGTACGAGGACCGCAACCTTCCCGCGGGGACCCCCGACCGCCCGCCCGACAAGCTGCACCACTACCCCTGCGAGTGCGGCTGCGAGTGCGGCGGGGACTGGAAGTCAGGGTCCTACCGGCTCGGTGCGGCGATCCTCGCCAAGGCCAGGGCAACCGGCCGGTCCAGCGTCCGGCTCGTCACCGGAGACGACATCTAGGCCCTGCGAGGCGATCCCCGGGCTACACCTTCCAGCGGATCTCGACCGCGGCCGGGTCGAATCGCCACTGCTGGTCGGTCCGCTTGGCCAGCTCCGCCTCCCACTCATCACCGTTGGGGTCCGGCCAGCGATGCCCGCCCGGCCGGCTGGGATGCACGATGACCTTGTCCACCACCAGACCGATCAACTGCCGGCGCCAGTGGACATCGGCCGCCTTCCATTCCTCGCGCAGCGACGTGTCGACCGGGATCGCCGCCATCGCTCGGGTGGAGGCGAGCCGGTCCAGCTTGGCCTTGGTCTGTTCCATCGCTTCCTCGACAACGCTCTTGGCGTGGGCGAGCTGCTCGCGGTTCAGCAGGCCCGAGGCATAGTCGGTAACGAGGTCGTCCAGTTTCAGCTTGTGGGTGCGGTAGCGCTCCAGCAGCTCGGCCGTCTCCTGGCCTTCGGCAGCAGTGGCGAGGAGCTCGGCCATCCCGGGTGCCTCCAGCCTGTACAGGACGGCCTCAGACACCAGGAAGTCCAGCGGCTCGGCCAGCCGGCTGACCTTGCCGCATCCTCGCTGCATACCCCGGTTGTCGGCGGGCAGGCAGTAGTAGCGCCGACGGGTGGCGCCCGAGCGGTCGTAGCCGGCGTAGCCGACCAGCGGGGCGCCAGGGTTGACCGGCTCCCCGTCCGGTGCCGGCTCACCGCAGTTGCCGCAGAACAGCCGGCCGGTCAACAGGTAGCTGCGGGCCGGACCTTTGGAGTGACCCTCGGCCCGAAGCGCGAGCTGGAGGTCCTCCCAAACGTCAGGGTCAAGGATCGCCGGCCAGGACGCCGGGTACAGCTTGCCGTTGTGGGACCGGAAGCCGGCGATCCGGGGGTTGTTCAGCACGTCCCGCAAGGTGGTCGGCCACCAGACCCGACCCTCACCGCGGGTTCTGCCAGTCTCGTTCAGCTCGATGACCACGCTTCGGATTGACCGCCCTTTGAGTAGCCGCAGTGCTGCGTCGTTGGCGATCCCCTTCTCGCGCTCGTTGGGCACCAGCCGGCCGGGTTCGATGACCTTGCCGCCTTCCCGGACGGCCGGGATGTAGTCGTAGCCGAAGGGCCGGGGTCCGCCGTTGTATTCCCCGTCTTTGGCCTGCTTGCGCTTCTTGCGCTGGATTCGCTCGGCCAGCCGCATGGACTCCTTTTCCGCATCGATCGCCGCCATGATGGCGTTGTGAATTCCCTGTTTGGTGGACAAGTCGTAGCCGCCGCCATCGGTGGTAGCGATACGCCGCAGCGGCGTGGATTCAGCCAGCCGAAATAGGTCGATCGAATACCAGAGTTTCCGGTTCAGCCGCGTCATCTCAGTGACGAGGATGCATTCCACCTCGCCGGCCAGGATGCTGGCCTTCAACGCCTCATAGCCCGGACGGTGCTTGCCGGAGGACGCAGAGATGTCGTTGTCCTGGTCGAACACCTCGGCGATCTGCCATCCCTGCCCGGCCGCGTAGTCCTGACACTCGTCGACCTGGATTTCGACGTTCTCGGCCTCGCCCTGGTCGTCCTTGGAGATCCGGGCGTAGATAGCGGTCCGCATCGTCGCTCCCTTACCCTGGGGCTGGTGGCAGGGAGTCTACGGCGAACGTGGATACCTGACAATGGCTCATGCCACCAACATACGGTACCGTCCCAGGCAGCCTGGGGACCGGAGGTGGACGGATGGACGCGCGTCTCGGCGGCCTGGCACCCGAGCCCGACCGCAACCTCGCCC